TTCCACCCACTGGCATGAGTGACACCCTCGATGCCGCAATTGGTTCGAGTGATTCCAAATAGCCTTGATAAGTATGAGGAACAACGATTGAATTACCCGAGCCGTAAAGCAACAGGTTCATGATAATGGATTCCATCCATACTTTCCGAGTCATTGTGGGCATTGGGTCAATGTCAATTTTCCGTGATAACTCATTCACTATCCTGACATCGCCCTGCGCTGTGTTGCTCATCAGGTGGATTGTCATTGAGCCGATAAGCTCCGCAATTGTCCGGCAAGCCGTCATGATTTCCGGGTTATGGTCTAAGGACGTATATCCACTAACACAAATGGAGTCGCTGTTAGAAATCAGAAACCCGATTTGCGAATTTGATGTTCTTTTTTGATTAATGATTTTATTTTTCTTTTTGCTCATTTCCACCAATCCTCTGACTTCTTAGCGTTTTCCAAGTCAATCAATAACGCTCGTGTTGCAAAAACTGAAGCGTCAAAAATATCTATACGCTGATTCGGAGTAACTTTTTCATACTGAATCATATCGTCAGTTTTTTCGACAGCTCGGACATTCTGAACGCAATATTCGTAGGCTTCGGAATGTAAGTAATAAAACTTTCCATCCTTGACCATTTTTTCGATATATCGGAATCCCTCGGACTTCGCCCAAAAATACTGAGGAGCATCGTCCACATGAAATCCGGCTTTTTTCATTTCGATAAAATACTCACGAGCAAATTTTTTGTCATGAGCGACTCGCTTGATTTTGAACCCCATGTGTTTTAACTCTAAGAACCAATTAACAACATCGGAAGTATTGACTGTTGGAGTGTTACACATGTCAAGCCATCCATCATCTTGCCAGCCAAACAACGGGATCCCATCCTCATCGGCTTTTTTCGCCGCCATCACTACCGGAAACCATGCATGAGTTATCGCAATCATGACATCGTTATACATTCCCACAATGCAAGCGCTTGTAAGATCATGGAGCTTCGACAAGTCGGCTCCACCATACCAGTTAATATTTAGCTTTGCCAATTCCGACAGCGTCCAATTATAAGCGCCATCGGATTTTCTGAACTCATCAATATCAAAATAAGCCTTGAGTGCATTAGTGAATCTATTGAGTGACTTTGCTAAAAAGTCCTTGCGCTGTTGTGGGTCATTTAGTGCCTGAAGGGAATCGTTTAAAATCTCTTGCGGTCTGATTGTGATTCCGTAACCCGGATTAGCCATCTCATGGATAACTGGATTCGTATAATCAATATCGCCGTTCTCATCCTCATCGGCACAAGCTATAAAAATGAAATATTGTTCGTCCTTGATAGTCCCATCAAGAACCTTACGGCAATACTTTAATCGCTGACCTAGAAAGCCCTGTGCATTATCTCCGGCTGTACTGATTCCGATAATCAACTTGTTTGTGTATGCTTTCATGGCTTCTTTAAACAAGTTGTATTGTTTAGGCTGTTTGAAACAGTGTATTTCATCGATGACACTAAGATTAGCATTTAAACTGTCTTGTGAGTCAGGATTTGCCGCTAACGCACGTATAAAAAAAGAACCCTCACCGATATTACATTCGATAGAGTGTTCATTATTGTTATCTATAACTTTTATTAATCCGCCCTTTTTTCCTCGGACTTGCTTTTCACCCATGCGCTCAATGTTGTAATCCAAGAAATTAAATGTTTCTAAGGATTGCATCAAAGCACCCGAAGCAATGTAACATTTTGAGCCGGAATCTTTATATAAAAGGCATAAGCTCCATACGAGAGCCGCCGCAAAAACCGTCTTGCTGTTCTTTCTCGGGACAAATATTAAAGCTTCATGGAATCGTACAATATTTGTTCCTTTGAGCTTGAAACCGACCAAGTTATAAATTATAAATCGCTGGAAGTCCATCAGTATAAACGGCTTTCCCCTCATCGGAGTTCCGTCGATTGCTTCACCTTGCTGATGACACAATGTCGACTCAATGACCTTGATACAGAACTCGGGAGCGTAATGATCTATCTCATAATCAGGATTTTCCAAATCATTAAAAAAGCGCTCGACCATTTGCTTCTGTTCTTTACAAGCAATTTTCCGCCCGTCCCTTATTCTGTTAGCGTAATCAAGAACCTTGTCCCAGTTCTCGTGCGATGCCATTTAATGCCCTTTCTAATCCCGACATATCGGAAGTTGATTTTATTTCTAAGTCTTTTAATTTCTTGAGTCCGGCTGGTGTAAGTCCTAAGTCTCTCCAGTATGCAAGCGCCTGAGAGTTTAAATCTTGCCAAACCTGTAAACGAGGATTCCGTTTAAGGTTAGTAGCTCCTCTATCGCTAACAAATTCTGTTACAAGCTCGCCACCGGATTCCTCAAACTCTTGGAGTGCAATATCACGCTTCTCGAGGATTGATGCCAATGTCTCGATCACAGAATCAAACGATGGCTTATATACCCCAAGCTCTTTAGTTTGAGTAATTATTAAGTTGTACCAATCGTAATTACACATTTAAATTTGCCTTTCATGGGGAAATTTTAATAATAATTTTCGTAGATACGGAAAAAGCTCCACCCCCCGTTCTCCTCCGAGCCTTTTATAAATCATCTACACGGGGGATATCTATCCTAAATTTTCGTGCTGTCCGCATCATTAAATCTTTTCCGAGTGCTGTTAGTTCGTGCGAGTCTCTATCATGCATCATGTTGTGTGCTTTGTTGCTGAGCGATATTAGATTCCATGACTCCCATTCGTATTCGGGATAGTCTTCACGAGGAAAGATGTGATGCACCATGTCAGCCGGAATAAGTTTGCCGTAGCGCTTGAAGTGCTGACACATGTATCCGTCACGGCGAAGTATTAACGCACGTTTCTTTTCCCAGCGCTTTGATTTGTAAAACGGGTCTATGTATTTATCCATAATCACATTAAAAAAGCCGCCAGCTTCCTGACGGCATGAGTATTTGTATTTTGTTAATCGATGCCTTGCTCACTTGCTCCGATGTATCCGATCTTTGAGGAGCCATTGTATTGGTCTCTCCTCAGAGTTCCATGCTATAAGTTTAGCATGTGGAAAATAAAATAAAATACTTGTTTGGTAAGATTAATTCGTGATTTGTATAGATTTAGTCGTGATTTGTCGTGTTAGTGAGATATTGAGCCGTGAATTGTCGGAGTGCTTCTCCGTGAAGCTGACAGACATATTTGTAATCGAGATACATGCTCTTGGATATGTCTGCCAAGGATTTACCGACATAGTAGCGCTCAAATAGGATCGTGCTGTACTTGTAATCATCTCCGTTAAGATACTGTATCTCCAATGCTATCTTGGTATTAGTTTCAACACGTTGGCGGATTTCCGTGTCTATCTTTTCGATATCCGCTAGGAGTTCGCAACCCTTATCAAACATAACATCATGTGGCGATGATTGTACTTTATCACCTGAGTAGTCGATTGCACTGATGCCTGTGTAATTGATGTGTATGTGTTCTTTGATGATCTTGAGCTGTCGGATGCGCTCATTGTTTGATTGGATTTGATTTAAATAATCCTTTGCTGTCATATCATACCTCAAAGACTAAGCCATATTAACGTGACTATCAATCCGAATAATGTTGGAGCTAACAATAATATCATCGGCGGTTTTTACCTCTTCAGGAGATGCCCATATTACTGAGCCTGTATCGGCTGTGACGCATCGAATCATGTTTCCGTCATGGTGTTGTGGTACGTATGTACATTTGATATAACAAACTTCTCCGGGTTTCATAAAATCCTCCCTCTGTTAGTAGTGTAAATATAAAAATGATATAAAGTTTATAAAATGTTTATTGTTCTTCGGAATGCCGAGATTCCTGACGTTTGAAAGCAAGCTGCGCTGGAATGTCCGCAAACTCATAACCCTCGCACTCTTTAATATGTTGGCGCTGTAAATGGCCATCAAAGCATTGTGGATGCTCTCGATCTTGCCATCTACAAAATAAACATTTAGTGTAGTCGGTTGCAATCATGATTTCTCCCCTATCTTTGCCTTGATTGCTTTTATTGCATCCTCAATACCGTCATAATATCCAATACTGTATTGGTCATCTGAGATATAACATTTCTGTTCAAATTCTTGCCTTGCTATTTCAGCATCTTCAGCGTCAAGACCAAACTCTCTAACAGCAACACGAACGGCATCATCTAAGCTTAAAAATAATTTTTTCATGATTCCTCGCTTTCCATTTTGTTTGAATATTTCAAATCTATCTGTTCAAGTTTGTCAACAAACTCATTCAAGGCTTGTATTACTTCTTTAACCTCGGAAATAAACGGCTTTATTTTAAATTCCGCTGTGATTTCATACTTTGCCATTATGTTTCCTCACTTTCTCCGTTATCTTCAAATTGACATTCCTGTATATCACTACACAGTTTTTCGTGTCTTTCACACCAATATATCGCCTTTGCTTTTCCTGTTTTTGCGTCCTGTTCCCAATCCGCTATATCGGAATCTATGCAATCTTCACAATTCATACCTTACTCGATCTCCTGTGGCACATACTGACTTTCGTCATCATTCCATTTCCAGCCTAAGAAATCCAAATAAAATAACCTTAAACATCTTTCGCATAGATGAAATGTCGAATATCCATCAAAACCATCTACTCCGATTTTGTAGCGTTTATCTCCACTGCTATCAGCTTTGGTTATTTTTTTGCACTTGTCACACTTTATCCACTCGCTCATTTTTCCTCACTTTCTACCTTGTCTGTTTCATTTCTTCAGCAGTATTTCTAATGACTTTGTTAAACCTCGGGCAACAATGCTTATCATGGTCATACTCTTTGCAATCATGACACCATTCATCGGGATTATAACAAGGCTCTTGCTCTAGTGCTTTGATTGCCATATCAAGTGCAGGCATTGAATCGTTATACTCATCCCAATAATCTTCTCTTATGATTTTAAGTTCTTTTATTGCTTCTTCGTTTGTCATTCCGCCACCTCACCAATGATTTTATTAATCCATTCATTCCGGTATTCTTCTTTTAGCTTAAAACAATCGTCTCTTTCAAATCCCGGGCATTCGTTAGCATATCCGTCTAAGCCATGATCGCAATCATATTCACATAATCCGCAAACACTATCGTCGACATTCTTCTCCCTAATGTCCGAAAATATCCCTTCAAGTTCGTTTAAAAAATCGTTTATGTTTGCTTTGATTGTTTTCTCTGCCATTCCGTTACCTCATTATCATCTGCACGTATAGTATCAATTAATTCAGCTCGACATTTTTTGCACAGAATAATGATCATTCCCATTGTGCCGTCTGCTGATAAATGTATTTCCTTGGTATCATTATCGCTAAAACAACAAGTGCATAAGCATCTTCCGTGCGGTCTTGTTGCCGGTTTTATTTTAATCATGCCCTTACCTCACTATTTACTTGTAATTTTTAATCAAAAACCGCCTTAAAATCTTCAAAGGTAAAAATATATGGCTGAGACCCTAAAGCGGTCTTTTAGGTGCTGATGTTACCCCACTTGATTATTCCGCCGAGCTTCTACCGCCTTTAGTGCGTTCGCTTTTGAAGCTTCCCTTTGAGTCTCGCTAATTTTCTTCGGTGGGTTGATCTTTACCCACTTCCAAGGAATGTGGAACAATTCCGAGTTCCTGGCATCCACCTCGTTGGGATATTCCTCAGCAAGTCTTGTGAGCCTCGTGTTAAGTGCCGAACCCTCAGGAGCTGTAACCGTTGCTGTCGAGTCGCCTTTGCACCACTCGATGCAAAATTCATTTGTAGTCCATTGCATAATGATTTATTTCCTTTCCGATTGCCTATAGCTCTGTGATTAAAACGTCTAAAACCGCCCTTTCGTACCTTAGACGGATATTTATACCCCTAGAGTGTTTGGAGCGGTTTTTGAGTCGATTTTTCCATATCTACGCTTTGTTCTCGATCATGATTGCAAGGTATGCGTCACCGTCCTTATCTATCTTTGGGATGAGTGCATACACCTCATAATCTGCATAGTTGTCGACTTCGCAAGCACTATCAGCAAGATAAGATTTACTTGTTAACGGTGTATCTAACTTACTATCCCCTATCTGTATATCAAGATATGGTGATATTACTGGATATAAGTCTTTGACTTTCATACTCTTGGGTTTCCTCCTGATCCGCGTCTCAACTCATCAGAAAATTCTTTTAAAGCTATAAAATGGCTTCTCATGTGTGAAGTTTCTGAGTTGTGTGTATATCTTCCGTCTCTTTCGAGATACAGACATATCGTGCATAAAGTTTCGACGAGTTCCGTTATTAGAGCTTTATAAAATCTTATTTTCTTTATCATTGGGTTTCCTCCAGTAAATCAAATATATTCATTTGTGCGCTCGCTTGGTCTAGTCGCTTTTTAGCTTTCCGATAATATTCTTCGTCGATCTCAAAACCAACATACTTATGATTAGTATTCCGACAAGCTATCAAGCTGGACGCAGATCCGACATGTGTATCAAGAATAATATCTCCGTCTTTTGCATAGCGATTTAAGAGCCATTCATAAAGTGCTATCGGTTTCTGCGTCGGGTGAAAACGTGTATCGCCTTGCTTACTTTGTGGCGCATATTTAAAGATTTTTGCGTTATCATTGAATGATGTCCAAGCATACTCAGCCATTGCCATTGAAAAAGATTCCGAGATTGATAGCTTTTCCCAAATCACGAAACAACGTGTCGGCGGAAGATTGAAATAATTGCCCCCCCATATAATCTGGTTACGTGAGACACGAAACAATTCTTCGAAATAGTCTTGCTTCGGGGCAATGTCCCACGAGATGATTTTTTTGATTGCTCTTTCGCTTGCTCCCTTTTGATTTGGTAATTCTTGTCGGTCTTGCGGAGTCCGAATGTGAAGTGTCTCTTTGTACTTGTCGAAGCGGCCTCCGAACCTGTTCCAGTACCCCCCCCGACTCCGTTGTCTTGATGATACTTAGCAAACCAACCCTGACAGCCGCCGCCCTCAGTAAAGCCACCGCCATACGGAGGATCTACGATAGCAAGGTCAAAATATTTATCAGGGAACTGTTTCATTCCTTCCATGCAATCCATGTTATAGAATCCATAGTCCAACATTAAAAACTTATCTCCTCCACCTCTCATCAGGGCATAGACTTGTATACATATACGGTGGTCTACTGCCTATCTCATGTGCCCTGTTCTCATATGTGTCTCTAACTCTTGCAACCCTTACCGACTTATTACCCTTTGTTATCGTCGTAGCTGTCCGTAAATCAATGGCGGTTGCGACCATTGAGGAAGTGGCGGTTGATGTTGGTTCGATGGTTCTCATTTGCTACCACCTCCGAAAACTATGTCTATATCCTCGGGATATGCGCCCCGGTCTCGTGCTTGCAGCTCCATTAGAAAAGCTGTGAGCATGTTATAAGTGAATTGACAAGGGAAACGATCATAGAGCAAGTCAAACGTCCCTTTATGATATTCCCCGTTGTTATCTTTATAGCCTAAGATTTCTTCCCACATTTCCATCGTAAAATGTTGGTTCTTATCCGTACTGGCATTAGAGCGTTTATTATATTTTTGCCACCACTCGAAACAAGCCTTTGATATATTTTGTACTTCGTTATTAGTGGACGGCTTTAGATTTAATTCCATACTTATCATTTTTTACCTCATGCGAATGGATTGATCTCTTCGCCGGCTCTTAGGTCATTAGCATCAAAAAAGCCGTCCCCAAAGATTCCGAAGTCAAAGTCCTTGTCATCATCGTCCCCATAAATACGTTTTGACTTTGCGTCATAGTGCAGAATCTGTCCGTCCGTGTCTGTGATTCCGAATAAACGATTCTTAGCAAGAATCAGTTTTCTATCGTTAGTAGTCCCTCGACCGTCTTCTAGATCCTTTTTTCCGAGTCTGTCATAACTTAAAACTACTCCAGCGAGGTTGGTTATGTCACCTGAACCACTTATCTCATCGTTTGAATCATCAGAGCAACCGTTGCTTTTTCTCCTGTGAGCAATTAATATAATGCAAGCGTCAAAGCGTTTAGCGAGAACAGCAAGCCTCTTAACAAAATTGCTCTGTCGCTCATATTTGTCCGATGTTGAATCAATACTTAGATCTATCGCTGTCATAAGGTTGTCCAGTAAGATAACTCTAATACCTTGCTGGAGTACCTTTTCGACGGTCTTCAGTAAGTCGACAATTTCGTTCGTGATTTTATCCGTATGAATAAAACATGTTTCCCGATACCAGTTTTTAATGATTTCCTTATTAGCGTTTGAGATGTAATACCCCATAACAGCGTCATTAATTTCCGTCCGTTCTTCAATATATTTTGCTCCGGCAATCTGAAAATCTAACCATGATTTGACATGACCGTTTAACATTTCCCCTGAGTACATAAAACATTGATAACCATTTCGGAGTGCTGTCGCTATGATCTGAGAACCAAAAGTCGATTTTCCGTCACCACGCTTACCGCCTAAAATATGGACATTTCCGAACGGAAGACCGCCTTTGAGCTTTTTATCAAGCTGTTTTATTCCGGTTGATAACTTCTCGATGCTATAAGGATTGATGTCTTCAACATCCGCCATACTGACAACCATTTCGACGGGAACAGGAACAGCGTTGCCAATGCAAGCCTTAATCTGTTCTTTTCCGTACTTCTGAAGGATCTCGTTTGCGTCCTTGCAATCTTTATAATCCTCAGGTCGAACGTGTTTAATGATTCCGTTAAACCTCTGTTTCATTTCTTCTAAGAGTGTTATTTCGTCCCGTTCATGATCTCCGAAGACAATCAGAGTATCAAAGCGGTTGAGGAAGTCCCAACAGTGACGCACCCATGTAAAGCCGTTTTTACCTGTTGGAACAGAAACAGCGTTTTCGATTCCACATTCCGCAACGGATAAAGAATCAATCTGACCCTCCGTTATTATCAAGGTTTTATTTTCAAAGTTACACTGAGCCATTCCAAACAAAATAGGTTTGCAATCAGCTTCGCACCATTCTTTTGACCCGTCATCGCCCTTTTTAAAAGTGGTATTCCGATACTTGATGTACTGGAGCGAATCATTCTCATCGCGGAAAGGAAATATCAAAATGTTTTCGTCATCCGGCTTTGATGTGATTCCGTAATGCTGTGTTATGGTTTCCGATATTCCTCTTGATTCCATGTATTTGATTGCCGCCGGCTTAGAATCATATTTAGTCTGGATGAGTCTCTTGTAGCTTTTCCAATCCGGGTTGTAATATGCGTCGGCATCATCTCCGAGTGAGAAGTGGAAGTCCTTTGACAGCGTAATCATGTTTCCATGAGCGTTGCAGCTTGCTCTCAGGCATTTAAAGCGCCCATCATCAAGGTTGATTGAGAATGTGTACTTGTCACCCTTTAAAGCTCCGTGACAGTAAGGACAATCAAGAAACTGTAATTCCTTACCCCTTATTTTGACATTTGCGTCCTGTTCCCTTGCAAAGCGCATTGCATCATCTTTTTTAAATTCGTAAATATTAGGCATCAGCTTTACCCTCCAAAGATTTTAATAATTCATCGACGCTCATTCCCTCAGTGTCTTCAGCTTTGATTTGTTCTAGTGTTTTGGTTGGAGTCGAAGACTCTATATTTTCTTCTTTACTTCTTATATGTTCTTTACTTCTTATATCTGTTGTCACTTGCTTGTCGCTACCTTGTCGCTTCCTTGTCGCTTGCTTGTCAGTAACCTTGTCGCTCGTCTGATACTCACACCAATTATTTATAGTAATTATGCGACCTTTTTGAAGTTTTTTGCTTGTCACTTCCCTTGTCGAAATTAAGTGTTTTAGTGCCGTTCTTACTTCTCTTACTGATAAACCCGTTTCTTTTGATAGCGATTCCAAGGATGTTATGAACTGTCCTTTTTCGTAATGTATTCCTTTCCAGTCTCCGGCTTTCCAGTTTGCTTTGAGTAGACAATGCACAAACAACCTTGTTGTATTAACGTCCGAATACCATTCCCAGTTAATCAACTTGCGGAATAGTTTTATATATTCATTATCACTGTATTCCCAAGCCACTTGTGCACCCCCCTAGCCAAATTCTCCTCGCTCTAGCCTTTCCTTTAAATCCCTATACAAAATGTCATTTATAAGCCGCCCTGATGTTTCCTCTTTGCAAAAGTAAAGTTGCAAGTTATATCTGATCTGCCATGCAATGACGGAGGCCTCAAAAGCCTTGGCATTAAACTTGCTCCGATATTTTCCATTGAGTAAGTTTTCCCAGCTCGCATTTTCTACGAGCAAATAGATTCTTGCTGAGTTTTCTTTTGCTCTAAGAAATTCACGCTCGAACCGCTCCCGGCTGTGAGTAAAGCACTGAGCCAATTCATCAAGATTCATTTTCCGTTCAACACAACACAATGGTTTTACTGTGTCAGAAACATTGAAAATATCAGCGCCGCCCGGAAGTGTTGCATTATATGTGTAGTCACCATAACTGAGCGTTGCCCTCTCGTATGGAGAACCGAAGCTTTTATAACGTGCTTCGGTTCTCTTGCTTGGCTGTTCTCGGCTGTCAACAAGGATTCGGAAAGTTTTTAACACTTGTTTTTGCTCGAAAATATCCATCAGCTAAACGGATTAAACTCTCCGCCCTCAGTTCCGGCATTAACAAAACCGTTGGCACTTGGTTTCTTGTTAAGTAACTTATCCTCAGGAAGCTTATAGGTCTTTTCCCTGATTGACTTGACGGAAACAAGCTGAGCAAGGTTTGTGGCGCTTTTGACCTTACCGTCCTTTTCATATTCACGGATATTAAAGAGTCCGCCGATCTTCTTGCCCTTGAGTGATTCTTCGTCCCAATTCCAGTGATAGCCACTGTTGGAATCCTCGAAAGCTTCCATAACGGTCTTGAAACGTCTCTTTGTCCATCCGTCCTGTTCTGTTCCGTCATCGTTTGGAATACTGAGTAAATAGTTGCAATGCCACTTCTTATCTTCGGTCTGCTGGTTGTCATAATCGGTTTTAAAGAATCCTAAATACTCACCGTAGGAAATATCACAAGCAATCTTTAAATACTTCCCTTTGCTGTTTGATTCGACCTGTACACCCATAACAATCAACTCGTAGCCGCCTTTTGGTAACTGCTGGATTTCTCCGTAAGCCTTTGTTTCGTCGTAGTCTTTGAATCTCTGAATCATAATCAACTGTCCTTTCGTTAAAAAATGTATATCTTAGGCACTCTTAGAAATCTTCAAGCGCCTTAATTACTGGTACGATATCGTTATCGATCAAAGCCTCATCAATAGTACCCATCGGAATCTTAGCGGTTGAATTATTGGCTTTAGTCTCAAACTTATGCTCTCCGTCAATGTTCTTACATAACAACACCGTTGAGAATTTTGACTCCAGTACGATCTTGTCGAGCTTCTTACCGGAAGTCTTGATATGTGTGAACATATAGCCGGAGTCCTCTCGATCTGTCTGAGTGTGGGCTGTGAAAATAATTGTCAAATCGTCTCGGAAGGTTAAAGCCTTGTCGATAAGGTTGTAAACGGAAACGGCTAAATCTTGCCATTTGTCATAACCTTTTTCCTTCATGCGCCTCATTTCGTCGGCAACCATCAAGCCATTAATCGTATCTATAACAACAACTTTAATGTGCTTAAAGTTTTCGTTATTGCTAACCATCTGTACAGTGCTGGTAACAAAATCAACATCGTCGGAACAAATATAATTTTTCTTATCTTTGTTATATTGATTCCTCCATCCCTTCCATGACAGCCCCTTTTTATCGCAATCGATGTATAGCGTTGTCTCAGGATCAAGGTTCCGAAATGATGTTGTTTTGCCGGAACCCGATTCACCCATAATGCAAATCAGTTTGCTCATGTTAACCTCCTTAATCTATCTTGAGATGTGTTCCCCTCTCACCAAGAGAAGCGAACGGAAGTACCTCACCCGACTCCAGCGCTGCCCGAATCTTTTCCTTGTCGGGAGACTCAATAACAACCTTTTTGATGTACTCTTCAGGAACACAACCCTCATCAATGGAAAGTGGAAGCTTGCCGCCGTTCTTAACTATCTTGATTCGATGCATGTCTGTTGTAACTTCCTTGAGTCCGGCATTTTCCATGCAAAGTTTCATGTAGTTATTGAGTCGAATGACATTGTTCCCGAGTGCATTGCTGATTTCATTCCAAGCATTAGCCTTTTTCTGAGCCATTTCAGCCTGTGCCTTGAGATGGTCATACACAGAAGCGCAACCCTCAATTTTGTACTCAAAATCGCCCTGTAAGGCTTCCAAAGTATCCATGATGATATCTTTATCGGTTTCACTCTCAAGCATGTCTCTGAGTGGCTTAAAATCGTTTGAAATGGTCAATAATGTCTGCTTTTCTTCGTTCATTTAAATTCTCCTTTGGTCTGTGTTTAATAATTCTTCTTGCAATTCACAACATTTGATTCCTGTTTCGGTAATAATCGGATTTTCTGAATACATTCTCCAAGCCACCATTCTTGAATTAACGCTTCTTTTTACAACTCGCAGATTTTTAAGGCTGTCATTCGCCTTATTTCCGTCAAGATGGACTATTATTGAGCCTTCAGGACAATCTAATAAATGTTGTGTTAACGGAATCCAACCCTCGCATCCCTTACCAACCTTTATCCAGTTCTGACCTCTGCCTCGTTTCTGAATAGTGCCGATTGGAACATTTTCACGATGCCCATTATTTAAACAAGCTTCTCTCCATCTTTGCTCTGTTACATTTAATTTCAAATCTCTGCATCGGCTTTGTAAGCTTCTGTATGTGTGTCTATTACCAAACCTCTCACAAAGTCCTTTTAATGTTTCTTCCGCTCCTAATATTGGATAGTTTCGTTTTATCCATTCATCCTCTTCCTGTGTGAATCTAGCGTGTTTAATGCCCTTATTGTTAAGTCTTGCTCTTTTGGTTTTGAAAGCTGAAAAAGAACACTGTTCTCCAAACATTTCTATAAATGCCTTATATTGTTCATCAACTTTCATATCAGTATTAGCTAATATCCACGCTTTTTCTGTTTCGGTATATTTAATCCTCTTTGACATATTCATCACCAGCAATCAGCTTGTAAGCGTATGCATTTTTTAGACATTTAGTTTGTGCCATTAGCTTTTCTGTTCTGAGGATCAAGTCACCGTTATTAATCATTTGCTTTCCGAGATTAACAATTAGTTGTGATTGTTCGTTTTCAACTTGCCTTTCTTCGGGAGTCATATTATCTCTTAGTGTCACCGCAATTCTTTCTCCTAATATTTTCTGCAATTCGATTAAAGTCATTCTGATTCCTCCTCTTTTATAGTCACGTCATCAATTTCCGGCTCTGTCGGATAATCCCCTCTAGCGCATCCGAGATAACTTGATAATTGCTCTGCAACGTCCCAAGCGTGATTATGTGCGCTGTCGGAATCCGTATCGTTAAACTCTATTTGTACGGATAATGTTATGGTCGCTGTGTATTTACTCATCGGAATCCCTCTCCATATACTCATTAAAGGCTTTATCGAAAGCTATGCCCTCTTCGTTATCCTCGTTGATAAAATCAAGGACAACTGAGCCATCCCTATAAATCCTATGAACAAAGAACCCCAAATCGGTTCCGAGTCCGTCCCGGCTGTACTCATGACGGTCATATATTGATATGTGGTCATTACTTGAGCTGTATATACTCATGTCATAGTGGTGCTTTCCAAGTAATTCCTTAAGTCTCTGAGATGCTTCCAACAGTTTCCTTGCTTCTCCCTCGATTTCGGGAGTGATATCAATCAAATTTTTAAATTCCATATTTGTCTCCTATCTGTTAAAATAAAAAGTGGATTAATTACTTATCACCAATATTTAATTTTTTCCTTGGCTCTTGATGTTCCCAGCATCAGGAGCTTTTTATTTATATTCATGTGTGTGTCCTCTGTCCGTCTGCTTATAGTCAAACTCCGGCTTTGACGTTATTTTGATGCCTAAGTCAAGTGCGAGCCTGTCGCACATGATCCTTGCCATCTCGATGTTGTCAGCGTCCACAACGACGGAAAGCTCGATTTTATAGTCCGTGATAAATTTCATGCGATTTCCTCCATCCATTTTCCGAAGCATCCGCCCTCGATCTTGTAGCCGTTGACCGCTTGAACGTTCCATCGGTTTATAGTGACTTCGGTATGTTTGCCCTGAAGTACTAGAAATTGTTCGTATACCCTCTTAACTGGCAATATCCCTCTCAAGTCATCCTCTTTCATGCCTTGGCAAAAACGGACTTTGAATCCGGGCTTTATATATCTCCGACAGTCAAAACAACGCTTTGGAAATCCCTCTATCATGTTTTGCGCCTCCCGTATTGCCACAAGTCGGATGATGCGATCAAGAGCATAAAACCCATGCTTATATCAAGCACCGCTCCGTAGTTGCCTATTAGCGTCATAAATGCTCCTATTGCTGTTAGGGTTAATCCGACACCAAAGAATATGAGTGCCAGTAGGTCTGACAGACCTTTGTAGTGGTGATGCCACCACCTTAGAAATGACCGTTTGTAACAGTCTGTTTTCGTGTATTTCCTCATGCTTACTCCAATAGTTTTAATTTTTCCGATTCCGTAAAGTGTAGCTTTTTGCATAAGTCCCGGAGCTGCCATACATCAAAGCTGATTTTTTTGACTTTGATATAAAAATTCCGCTCCGAATATCCCAAGTACCTGGCAATAGCTGGAAGCCCCTCAAGGTTGAGGTCGATACCGCGTTTTAACACCGTCTGACGGAACCATGTAAAAATGTCATTTTTCGACTTGCTCATCGTCTCTCCATTACACTCCGGCAAATTCTGCGCCAGGTTCAAATATTTCCGGCGATACTTCCAGCACTTTGCAAATAGCAAAAAACTCATCAGCTCTTAAATTGCGCTGTCCGTTCATGATTGTTCCGAATGTCACCGGAGTCATCCCGATCTTGCTTGCTACAAAGCTATACTTGATGCCCTTTGCTTGCATATACTCTTTGATTTTCTGCTGTACCATTATTTTCTCCTCTCTGAAATTTGTTTACAGTGTCGCTGTAACTGTGTACTAGCTTATTATGGTCATGCTGTAAAGTCAATAAAAAATTACAAAAATTCTGTAATTTTGTTTTTAAAGCCTTTATTTTCGTGTTATTATGGTTTTGGAGGAATAACGAAAATGACAGAGTTAAAAGACCTAATAGCAAGGAATTTACGGAAGTACCGCATCGAAGCCGGAATGTCCCAAATTGAATTAGCGAAAAAATTACACATGCGTTCTAGTTCGATTTCGAACTGGGAAAAAGGACGAAATTCTATCGACATTGATACTTTATTCCGAGTGTGTGAAGTGCTGGAAGTACCAATCAGTAAAATGACAGCTACCGAACCGAATGAGCGTATTAATTATGTTGTCGGAAATAGTGAGGACATGGTTATCTTGGAGCTATATCGAAATTTACCGCCGGAGCAACAAGAGCATTTGAAAGCCTATGCGGAATTTCTGAGACAGGAAACCGCCAGAGCTAATTCGGAAAACCAATAAACCTAGTGATTTTCTAGGATATAACATTTTTATAACATTTTGCTGACATCGGCAAATTGGTAATGTTGGGTAAATATAAACGAATTAAACTTTTTACCACCTAAAAATGTAATTAAGTCCCAAAAATGGTACTCAAAATATCATTTCCAAGATTCGAATTATACATTTCACGAGATTATCACAAGGAATAAACCCTTGATTTTACTTGTTTTATGCTCATTTTCACGAGATTTTCACGAGATTTAAGCAAACAAAAAAAGCTCCTAGCTGGCAACTAGGAGCAAAGCGCAAGGGAGCATGAAAACATGTAACCAATGAAAAACCACTAACCCACTAAGAGGATAAATCACAAAGTCGTATATATATTTTAAGGAGTAAAACGAATTTAACCCTTGCGCTCGTTCTACTCCTATTTTATCACGAAAGGAGGAAAAATAAACCATGGCAACCATCGAGAGAATATCAAAAGAGACATACCGCATCACCAAGATGTATAAAGGCAAGCGATACCGAATGACCGTTGACAGAAAACCCTCGAAACAGGAAGCGGAGCGCCTTATCTGGAGCATGATAGAAAAAGAACCCAGCAACCCGATCTATAAGACATTTGCACAAACTGTTGTCGATTACTGTGACAACAAATCATCTATACTCAGTCCCGGGACAATCAAAACATATTATGCTTATCTCAGAGTTATGCCGGAAACGTTCAAAAATACCCCTATTTCGGGCATTACTAACGAGACTATACAAATATTGCTTAACGAGTATGCAAGCGCCCATAACGCCAAAACAACGCATAATTTAAAGGTTTTTATCGGATTGATAATTCATTCCGTTAATGAGGATTTCAAACTAAAGGTAAAGACTCCACCAATACAGAAATCCGACTTCTATGTTCCCGAAGATTCCGACATTAATGCTCTACTGGATGCCGAAAAAGGAAGTCCCCACGAAATTGCCGTGTGGCTCGCTGTCCTAGGTCTTAGGCGCTCGGAGATTTGCGCCCTTGAAACATCCGATTTGTCGAAACATAACATTATTACGGTCAACAAATCCATGGTAAAGGATAAAGATAATAAATGGATCACCAAGGTTACTAAGACAATCGAGTCGACTCGCAAGATTCCGTGTCCCGAATATGTAGCCGAATTGATTAGAGCATTGCCGGAGGGAAAGATTTATAGGATGCATCCCGAAACTCTCAATAATCACATCAAGCGCTTGCAATCAAAGCTCGGAATAAATATCTTCTCACCTCATAAATTCCGTCATTACTTCGCATCAACAGCAAGGGAAGTCATGCCGGACGGATACGTTGAAAAGCTCGGCGGTTGGAAACCCGGCTCGGACATAATGAAAAAGGTTTACGATTACACCAAGAAGAAACAGGAAAAGGAAGCTGCGGAAGCATTGCTCAAGCGACTAGGTAAATTGTCTGGGTAAATCCTGGGTAAAAGTTGGGTAAAAGTTGGGTAAAAATACTACTTTTTAGCGAAATTTGATTACACAATTACGAAATAAAAAAGGCTTAAAACCCACGGAATTTCAACGTTTTCCACGGTTTTAAGCCATTCTTCATATATTCGCACGTTTAAATAACGTGTTTAACCATGATTATCAATTTCCCCTTATTTTATGCGGTTCTTTTTTAACCTTGGGTAATTTACTGGGTAAATTTTTAGTTAAGGGATTACCCTTGTTAGTCAACAGTTTAGTCAAGGACAGCAAAAAAGCAATAAAAAAAGAGGAGCGCCGAAGCACTCCCCATAACTTTGGATTGATTGCAAAAACTTTGCTTTTGACTTTGGTTTGACTAAATAGGTCAAATCCTTGACTAAATCCTTGACTAATCCTTGACTAAATCCTTGACTAAAGCTTGACTAAGCTAATCAAAAAGTAGCAATAAATTGCCGACCATCCTTGTCGCTGACATACATTGCACCCTCAAGACCCGAGCCGACGGTATCATGGAAATAATACCAATAATCACCGATGTGTTGCCATCCGGTCTGCATCTTGCCTTTATCGTCAAAGTAAAAACGATATGTGTTTCCGTCCTTGCACTTGATGTCATTCCAGCCGTGAGCATTGGCACCCGAAGCAATTCGGTAATAGTAATCTGTTCCGACCTTAATCCAACCGAGCTTGTCATTTGTCGGAGCTGTCGGAGTAGTCGGATTTACTTTATCGCCATTTGATAACACAACAACAGTATGGCCTTTGGTCTTGGTAACGAGTATATCACCCCTCATAAGACCATCAGGCATTGACGGGTATACTTGCTCAAATGCACCCGTGGCAAGTAAAGCATCCAACTCGGTTGCTGTGTAGAAATCAGCGCACTGGACTCCGGCATAAAGCACACAGACTCTAACAAGCCTTGCACAATCTGTCTCGCATGGAGTACCGACCAAGCTGCAATTAAAGCCAAGTGGTTTTGCTACCTGATAAAGAGTCTGATTCTGCCCTTGATCGTATCCGATGTTGTTGTTAGCACACGCCCAAGTCATGTTTTGAGCGATTGCTTCACGGACTTGCGGTTCTTTTGCCCTCAGGACATTCCATCCCTTTTCATGCAAATAATATTTCTGTGTGCTTACTTCCTTACCGTTTTGGTCTCCAGCTTTGCCACCACTCGCATGACCGTTTTCGTCTATCCTTGCGCTTCCTATGATTACCATGCTACCCCCTAATAGATTATAAATTTCATTACTGTATTTTCGACGTAAGTCTATTTGTGATTCTGCGTCCTTTGGAGCTTCAAACTTCAAAAGTACCCTGTCACTGGCTGAATCAATGCCCTGTGCCGTTTTAAGCACTGAAAGAGTCGTTTTAAAGCTTGTTTCTAATTCACGGTATAAGTATTCGCATTGCGCTTGCAAGTCCCCGATAGATGTATATTGTTGCTCTGTATACTCGTATAACCCACGCTTTCGGCTCTCGGTTGTCCATTGAGCGAGTCCGTAGCCGTAATGTTTACCCATCGGACTCAAAAATTCTGCTTTGCTGATTGCTCCGTTATCAACCGAAATTGTATAAAGCTCATTGGTAAAATTGATGCCTAGCTCCGCATATCGCTTTATACAAAGTCGCTCTAACGTGTTCGACCTTAGTCCGCTCTCTGCGTAAAGGTTTCCCATCAATCCTGCAATGCCGTAATCTGTTAATCCTTTATCTTTGAAATAATCCCAAATAAACTTGATATCATTTGTGAGTTTCATCTGAGTCGCCTATTGACTTATGGTAATTATCAGAACTGATACCAAGACATACACCGAGAAAAGCATCGACCGCTGTCAGAGTGCCGACAATCTGTTCTCCGTAAGGAAGTCCCCAAATCTGAGACACGGAAAAATACAGCGTCGCAATTGCCGGAATTAAAATTTGTGCAACGTATTTTAAAATATCATAAGTTTTATTTTTCATTTTCATGATTTACACCTCATAAAAAATCATTTTCTTCCATGCATTTTTTGTATGCCTTGCCGACGTTCTGCTCTGCAAAAACCGCCTTTTGATTTACAAAATCGGGATGCGTTCTGACATATCTATCATAATTGCTGATATCCGTCAGAATATCGTCGAACATTTCCTTACTATGCCGGACTTTTTGGAGCAACTCATCATTAAAACGCAAAATCCTGCGACGTGCGGCAAGTGCTTCCTTAAGCTGTTCTTTTTCTTCTTCGGAAATCTTCATATTGTCGATTTTCTTTTCCAGTTCGTCCATCCTGTCTCGCACTTGTATGATTTCGGTTTTTAAATCAATGATTCCGAGTAACCTTGCAAGCCACTTTATCAACATCGACCACGGATTTACTTTAATCGGCGATATTTCAACTAAAGAAAGCGCCATAATTACAACAAAAGACAAATTCCCAAGATTTAGATTATTTAAAAAGTCGTTTAAGTTCATAATTTATGGCGCTCTCCTAGTTCCTTAGTTTCGCAATCTCGTTAATCTCTGCAACGATACCGCAATGATCTAATTCCTCTGCTGACGTATATTGCAATAACTGTAAAAATAGTTTGGAAATTACTTTTGATTGCATACGAATTATAGTGTCCTGAGTTGTTACGACATCTGTAACATCGTCACTCATAGTCGTCTCCGGTAATAAGTTTGTATTCCTCTGCGGTTATCCATTTGCCGACAGCATCATGCACCATTGATTTTGTCCAACGGTGAGTATCGTACCATTCCTTTACTTTATTAAACTTCGGACTCATTCTCGGATACCTCCTCTGTTGGGATGGCTATATCGCTCATCATGGCGATATAGTCAAGGTTTGCTTGATTGTTTAATGCTTTACTCTGTGCCACCCATGCATCATGTTCAGCTTTTAGCAATCTTTCGAGTTCTGTTACCATAGTTATATATCCTCCTTTACGCTAAAATTGCAAGCGGCGCAACCGCGTAAGCATTGGAAACACCGTCGTAGCTCAAAGCACCGCCGCGGCCCGCGTCGCAAGCGTGAACACCGTGGGCGTAACCCGCGTACGGAGTCCGAAGCCAGTAAGTCGTTGCCGCCGTAGCACCTTTGGCATACATCAATTTATCGGCATTTGATGTTGCTATGTCTTTATAGTAATCAAACTGAACCTCGTCGTTTTCGCCATTTGTTTCGTTTGATCCGTAAATCTCTTTACGTGACGGTAAAAAGAAATAGCCGTTGTGGGTATACTTTGCACCGTCTGCGGTATATGGCGATACCTCAAAAACGTTGTTTGTAATATTTGGAATTACGCACAAACCAAGATATGATCTGAACTCATCCGAGAACCCGCCTAAAAATCCCTTTTTCGATGTGAAAGACGTATCCATCATATCGTAATCGGTTTTTTCCTCATATACTGAGTCCATGTATCCTGATCCGGTATCTGCGTTAAGCCATTGGAAAATATTACTCTGTGCCTCATTATTTGAGCCGTAAGATATTCTCTGCGGGTGATTCCTGTCTGTTCCCCATGTGCCTAAATCCTTTGTGGCAACGCCGGCACCTTCTGAAATGGTGTACTGTGCAAGAGTTGTTGTGGCTTTTGCATTTGCGTACACATTAACTTTTCTTGATGTTAACGCCGCGTTCGCATATCCACTTATACAAAGCTTTGCACCAACCGGGATTTCTGCCGTTGCCGTAAAGTTGTAAGTTCCCGCCGCCCATGATGAATATGCCGGGGTTGTAAACTTGCAAACAGTATTTGCCGGGATAGCCTCGGTTACTTTGTAAAAAGCCTCCGATCTGTCGTACTGGAATGTCGCCGCTGTTGAACCACCACCCGCGCTCAAAAGATAAAGCGCCTGGATCGTGATTGTTGGGCGTGTCGGATCTCCGACAACTTTGTGCTGATTCTTTGCACGCGTCACGAAATAAATATCTCCGTAAACGTCGTGCGTTTCTTTAAAAACAGAGCCGTTAGGGATTTTGTCGATATTCCCACTTCTGATCGCTGCGACAATGCTCTTTGCGTCGGTCACGTTGTAACCGCCCGAAATTGCCCAAATAGCATTTATTAGTTCATCGAGTTTTTTACCCTCTAAAATGCTAACTCCCATTTTATCTACCTCCTTATCATGCCGCCGCAAATGTCACGGTGGTTGCATATGTACTCAGATTTGTCACGATAGTAAGTGACTCACCCGAACTAAGTGTACGCACCTCAGTAATTGATGTATCCGTGAACGTAAATACGTCCGTACGAATAGCAACATTACTAGAATTTTTGTGATACACCGTCGATATATTTCCGTCGGAATCATACACGAGTGTTTGTGTTGTGTCCGGGACGTTCTCAGCTTCGAGTTTCATCAGCTTATGTATATCCCCAACCTGTCCTCTGATAGCAAGTCCAAGGGATGTGTACACCGTGTTATCATAGCCAATTCGTGCATCCGTAATTTCTGCGGGATTGGGTGCTTCGCCAGTAGGTGCTATGATTTGATTAATCTGAGTCTGTAATCCATTATCGGCATTCTGCCGTGCTGTTTTTTCGGCATTGATATTATTTTGTAAGGTAGTATCGGCATTCTGCCTTGCGGTTGTTTCCTGTGATAACTTGATGTTAGTTTCTGCTGTGAATTGCTGATATAGACTTGCATCCTCGATAACCGCCGACGAATTTTCGTCCATGCCTGCTTTGCACACGTCCATAATAAATGGGAGCGATGCGATACGTTGACCGCTCTTTGTGATTACAAGCTGACCTCTGTACTTATCAGCTTTGTTTGACATTGTGGCTGTCACGGAAAACGTTCCGATATTATCATTTGTTGTAACGTTCGCCGTGATTCCTGTGCCGTCGGTTCGTTCGGCTTCGACCTTGCAAGTATACATATCTAAATCAACCACTTCCGAGCCATTATATACCATAAAGCCAAGCACTCGTCCAACGTCATATTGCGATATATGGAACGTCGGATTTATACCACTCGGAGTCATATCAATCTTGATAAATTGAGTGTTCATTTATTTTTCCTCTTTCGGTTCATCAACTACTTCTCTTGTTCCATCAGGCGTGCTTTCATAATGTGTTTCTTTAACGTCAATGCCACTAGCCTTTAAATCAGCGATTAAGTCTTTGAGCGTGCCGTTTTTTCTCTCTGATTTGCTTTTTGCTGATAATTCCACCTTTTCTGGTTCGTGTTTTTCGGGTTTGCTTTCGATTGGCTTATCATCAGTTTTAGATATAGCCTTTGCAATTTTTATTTCCAAGTCAACTACCTCCTCAGATAATTCTGAAACAGCCATTTCATTAAGTTTATTCATAACAGTGCTCATAACAAATCGCATCAATGTTGGGTTGATATTATGCCGTTGTGCTATCTGATTAACCGCCCCTGTTAATTCTGCAACGGCGATTTCCATAACTGCTGAATCTTTCATTTTTTCTTGTCCTCTTTTATACTAATATTCCGTTTCTAAAGGCTAATGTATTGTTTGTCCACGACATATTTCCTAGTGCATCAAAATCATTGTTTTTCCAATTAAAATTGTCGGGAATCTCAAAACTATAATTTGTCCATGATGCTTTTTGAGTATTCCAATTTATGCTCAAATTGCCGACAATGTCTTCCCAAGCCGCCCACTCAACATCAAAATCAGATACAACCTTGCTGTAAGAATTTCTTTCAATAGACAACCCACTAATCACATTATTAAATGTTTGCGTCTTCCCTTGATAAAATGTTGATGCATCTTGTGTATCGCCAACATGCAAACTACCCGCAATCAATACATTTTTTCCTCGTATTGCTAATGCTGGTTCATTGCCGATATTTGATGCAAGCTCTATTTCGGCATAAGTTGTATTATTCTTACCGCCCGTTAACTCTGCGTTGCTCAAATTCATCCAAAGCTGTCCCGACGCGGTTTGCACATTAGCATTTACAAAAGTGCCGTTGGTGGTTTTAAATTCTCCAGTAACAAGATTCCAATAAGAATTGTTGTTACTCTTATTTTTTATCGTTCCGGTGTTGATGTTGGACGCATCCAGGTTCGTTATAGTCGCTTTCGACGCGTCCAATGTTCCTGTCGTGATAAAGTCTGCAACGATTGCGCCGTCCTGTGTGATAGCGGTTGTATATGTGCCGTTGTATCCTGTGCTTGAATAACCAAGGCCACCGATATTCCACCGCCACACCTTAGTCGCTTGGTTGATGTCGGCATTATTAGCGATGGTCAGCTCTGTCGGTTGGTTATCAGCATTATAATGTAACTGAACTACACCGCCCTTTGCGCCCGTTATTTGTTGGGTAGCATTTGCAATCGCTTTCTGATATGCCGATTTCTGCTCATCAAATTGCTGAGACATTTCCTCACCCATATCGGCGATTGTTTTTGCAAGCGATGCATTAACTGAACCAATAGTGATTTCGTTGTAACGTTCAAGCAATACATTAAACTCAGTCTTAACAACTTTAGCTTTTGCACTGATTCCGAGTTTTTCGAATATTACCGTTACGGTATCACACAGATGCACTCTTTCAAGATTTGCTATGTTCTTATATTCCTCGGTCTGCCAGAGTGCCACAAATGACACATCAATCGACACCGTAGGAACTCCGATATTATTTGCCGTGATATAACTCTGAGCCTTTGCAAGTAGTTGTGCCTTTGTTGGTGGGCTCTCATAATCGGAGCTAAAATCCACCACCTTGACTCTATTGAATGAATATAAACTTGCATACTGCGAATTGACTATATAACCATCGACAGTAACTAAGTTTTCTTCGTCTTGGTAATACGGTAAGATTCCAGTATATGTATTCTCAATGCTTTCCTCTTGCCTAATGTCGGTGATGTTCTTGCCGTAACGAAGCGTTACACCTAAATCAGCACCACGACTTTGATGGAGTTTGACAGTAAACTTATCAAATTCATATTCACCGCCGTAAACGTCCAAAACTGAGCCTTGAATACCGCCGAGAATACTTCTAACGCTTGACGGAGTATCAAGCGTAAAATTAGCGACCGTCTGTTTATCCGTCCAAAATGTAAACGGATTTGTTGTTGTCGACTTTTGTGGAATCTTCGCCATGCAATCAGCACAACTTGTAGCTGCAAATGGTACAAGCGGAATCCATGAAAGTTGATAGCTAATGTGTACGGCTTCGATTTCTACTTCATCATTTAATGGGGTGCTTACCTTTTCTATTCTGAATGGCTGGCCATCATCGCTATCATTTGCTTTGGCAAAAATAATTCTGTCTTTCTTGACCTCAGAATACATTTTTGATGTGACAAGTATTTTTGCTATGAGAACAAATTCTCCATTACGTTCCTCAGTAACAGTGCATTCTGTTAAATCTCTTAATCGACCGATGCCGTTAGTGGTAAAGGAAGTTTCATTTTTCTCATATAAAATTGGGATCATAAAACCTCCTTTATACCGTCCACCATCTAGGAGTAATCTCTAACCTTGTTATTCCTGTCATGGTGATATTATTATCACCACTTCGGAATACAGGAAACTTGTTATCCGTAGTCTGAATGTTTCCATTGCAATTTACCGAGCCTTTGAAAGCATCCATTATCTCACAATCAATATCCGTGTATTCGTTCGCACTCGTGATAGTCACTGTAATATCATTGACCGTAAAGCTACCCGTGCCATAAGCACGGATTAACGGCTTTGCATCGTAGTAAGTCGGATTAAATAGACTCCCGTTTGATGCCAAGACATTTACATTGTCCCCGGATTTAAAAAAACGTCTTGGGTCACAAATAAAAGCAATATTAAACTTTCCGACTCTGTGAAGTATTTGTGTTTCCGGCTCGATTGAGTCTTTATAATATGCTCTCCGATAATGATCTGCGTCATAATCATCCTCAAGTCGGAAATGTCCTCTCCGACTCAGCAAGTAAGATTTAAAAGCACTAAATTTATCCGCAAATTCCTGCACGATATAACACGGATATGTTATTTTAATATCTTTAAAGCGGCCTTTATCAAT